TAATTTTGCTTCCAAAGAAATTATCACCATCTGGTCTAGGACTTACAAGACTTTCTACAAAGTTCCATTGGTTAGCACTATATCTGTATATAGAAATCATACCTTGATTACTATATCCTGCATTTGTACCACTTTCAGACGCTTTAATATTAAATGTTTGTTCCCAATCTTCAGTGTATACATTTATAGTACTGCCGTCACCTGTGATACTTGTTTTTGCTTTCCATAGTTGTCCTTCATATAATACAATATCGTTAGCAGCATAATTTTTAAATGTGCTAAAAATACCTTGATAGTTGGAAGGCACTCCGCTTGCACCTGGAGACCCTACTATTAACCATTCATTATCTGATGTAATTGCAAGTTCTTCACCAAATGTATTTGCCACTGCTGTAGTAAAACCTGAAGTAGGTTGTAAAATTTGTTTGACTGCTAAGCCATCTGATGTTTCAACGTAAGCAACTGTAATGCCCGAACCTGGTATAGAAGCAATAGTTTGATTTAATGCTTCTGCATATAAAACTTTTTTACCTGTGTGTTTAGGATCAGTAGTACCATATGTTGTAATTTTCTTTGCACTAAATTGTTTTTTCTTTTCAACAACTTCCCATCTATTGTTACCATTATTGTCAATATATAATTTAGATGTGTTATCTAAAAGTGCTGTCTGTTCTAAATCTAACGAATCATAATCTTTAAATCTTGCGTTGTTAAGAAGAATAGGATATGTTAATGTACTAGGCTCAAATCCTGTATCTGCTGGTGGATTTTCGGTTTCGAAAGCAATTGTAAAATTCGTCACTTCAGTAATTTTGTGAAAACCGTCAATATCTCCAAATGTTTTAAATCCTATAAAGTCGTCAACAATTAAATTATGTCTTTTTGTAAACGTTACAGTTACTTTGTTCTTTTCAGTCGCAATATTTGTGATAGGTAATTCATTTGCAAAATTAACTCTAAGTACTGTCCATTCTTGCTTATCAAATGTTATCCATATATGATCATTGTTTAGAACACCACTAATATCGATATTTGTAATATCGTCTCTGGTTGCTACAACATATTTTGTTTGATCTACTTTTACATAACCAGCAGTACGTAAGTATTGTTTATCTGAGGTAGTAGGATTGATCTCAGTTGTATAAGGCAAAGGTGATAGATAGAAATCGCTTTGGTTTACTCTATAATATCTATCGATTGCAGCATTGTTAGTTGTATTAGTTACTAACAGAGGCTGAGGATTTAGAACAAAGTTATCTGTGTCTAATTTTAGTTCTATGACTTTACTTTGATCAGTTCCGCCAAGTTGTCCAACTTTAAATGCCCATTCTTCTTTTAAATCTACTCCAGCATTTTCTGTTCTACCAAGTTTTTCAAATATCTTTGTAAAAGAATTTTTAGTTCCTTTTTCTCTAATGAACCCTTGGTATAATCTAAACTGTGTTACACTATCTTCTGACAAATTTTGTAAGTAAGTTCTTGGTTGGTAACCAATCGTATGTCTTGCTAAATCTCTTTGACTTTCTGACAATCCTTCAGTGTCAACATCAAAGTAATCTTCCATTTGGTTAATTTTAAAATCAAAATTAGGTACTAGTCTTTTCTCAGGTGTTGAATCAAGCACAGTATAAATTTGTTGATTAAATTCTTCACCACTTGTATGATTACGTTTACTTGTATAATTTACACCTTGGTAATTTATTATATCACCTAGTTTGTAATCGTTAAATGGCTGCCATGATGCAATATTAACATTGTCAAATAAGAATCCAGGAGAAGTATAATCCCCGTCCCAATCTACTGTTCTGAATCCTTGAACCTTGATACGTTCTTGTCTGTAACCTGTCGGCTTATCAAATATAACATCGTTGAAAACTGTTCTATCATTAAAGATAGCAACATGTTCTTTTAGAACATAATTTAATTTAAGATAGAATAATCCTTTTGTGGTATCATTTATATTAAATGTAAATGTTTGGAATTCCCTATTGACATTGAAGTTTTTTACATCAATAGGTTCACCTGTATCTGTTAATACGTTATACTCATAAAAACTGTCAAGTATGTTGTCTACAACACCTACTGGAACTGTAACTTTTATTTTTTCTGCTCCTGGACTTACTGCAAGTAATGATCCAACTGACCATTCATTCTGTGTCCAAAACATAAATTCTTTAGCAGCAGTTGTGAAATCCTGCATCGCTTGATTATCAGCGTTATAGTTTTCAAAACTAAAACCTTGTGTTTTCAAGAAATGTTCATAACCTAATAAAAAGTCTACTACTTCTTGCACTGTTCTAAGTGTAGTTCCATAACTAATATCTTCTGTAGCAAACGGATTAAAGTTTCTTCTGCGTTGTGCAGTTGCAGCGCCAATTATAGGCAACTCTGGTAACTTGGTCCAATTATCTGTTTCGAAATTTTCCGAACTTGTGTGGGTAAGTTTTGCCCTATAGAACATATTTCTATACTGTATAATAGCACCGTTATTATAAAGTTGACCAGTTGTCCAATTAACAAATGTTGCACTTATTCCTCCAACTGATATTGTCGGATCTTTCTGATTAGGAACTGCCTTGAAAATTCTAAAGTAAGGATTTACATCGTCATAACCATTAATAATCCATCCGCCTTCTGTTTTTTCAAATATAACTCCGCTGTAACTTACTGTCTGAATCGGTGAAGAAACATTAAAATAGATATTATAATTTTCTTGTGGAATGAATATACTTGAACTTGCAGCAGCAGGACTTTTTGAATCTAACAAGTACTTCTGCTGTGTTTTATCTACGAATCCATTTAATCTATTGCTTAACCTTACATTAACATGAGAAAGTATATTTTGCGCATCTGCAACTGGTTTTCCTTGTGATTTCAGATAACTGCTAATGTAAAATGCTAAGCCGCTTGTGATGTCAGTATTTCCAACTTCAGGTAATATAAGTTCGTTAGGCTTAATAAAGATGCCTGTATTTTTGCTTATAATCTGTCCTGCTACATTACGTTTTGTTTTACTTCTATCAAAATTTGCAACAATATATTCAAATGGGCGAAGCAAACACAAAGCAATTGTTACAACAAAAGGAAACTCTGAGCTACTACGATATGCATATTCAACAGGAGCAATATCTCCCAGTTTAAAACTACCTTTATTGTTAACAAAAGTAAAGTTTGTTGCTAAGCCACTGTCAAGAGGACTTAATAATTCACCATGTTCATTTACAGGAATATGTCTTAATAAAGAAGGCCTAGCATACCTTTTATGTGTACCTGCTCGTTCGCCTTGTCTAATTATACCATCTCGTAAATCTTCCCACAATATAAGGTTTCCACTTGTATAAGGGGCGGCACCATATTCTGAGTCCCACCAACTTGGTTTTTCACTAAAGCCAAGCATTTCCCAAGGACATCTGTGTGGTCTATCTGTATCATAGAAATAACTGTACGCACCTCTCCACCATCCTGGTAAATTTTCATCACCGTCTGGTGTTGTCATATTTGAATATGTGTAAGTAAACGTTTCTGTTTCTTTTAGATACGTGTTAGCGGTATATCCGAGATTTGTATTTGCTACCCATTTTAAAAATTCTTGGCTTGCAATTGAATCAAATTCATTTTTTGTAAAAACAGAATTTTTATAATAACCGCCTAAATTATAATCTAAATCAAACACACTAGGATCATAAGACTGTTTGATGTTATTGTAAATTCTGTATTCTAATTCTAATAACACATCATCTCGGAAGTCTCCATATGCAACTGTAATACTTCCGTCATGCCCTTGAATCACTTCTTGTGGTTCTCTATATGTATCATCCGTAAATTTACTTGGAGTATATTTTTTATATAAACCTACTGATGTAGGTGTTGGTGGTACATGACAACCTGCTGTAGATACATACTCTCTTATCTCAATAGTGTCGCCTTCTGTTAAATCTCCCAACAGTGTTAAAAATGCAAACTGACTATCAAATGTATAGTCTATACCATGTAACAGTTGTGAATTATTTTTGTAAACATATACAGCACGTCTACTTAAAGTATCTAAATCAAAAGGTTCACTTAGTGTAAACGTTTTAAGACCTGTATCTTCAACTACATAACTTAATTTGGTAAATGCTCCTGTACCTAGTGTATCACTGTCTGCAAATGCACTTACTGAACTTTTTGTTTTGGTAAGTTCTTCAAAAATTGCATCTACTAGATCAGGTATGCTTTCAGTATCATCAACTTCATAAGATTTTTTAATAAAGTTTTCTTTGAACAACGAATATTGTTTTTTAGCATATTGCAAAGATTTAATAATATTAATTTCTTTATCAGCAAGCATCAATAATGCAGATGCTGCTACACCCGAATGTTTTAAAAATCTTTTTGCATTACTAGTAAAGTCTGATATATCTCTTAGATTAGATACTCCTGGAAGTACACCTGTAAATCTTGTGTCAAATTCTAATGCTGTTTTAACATGATCAGTTGCTTGTCCAAGAGTAAAATATTCTAAGTTTTCATTTAACGGATTTTTTTCTAATCCAACAGGAATTTCATAGTATCCAGTTTCTGGAACTATTTCACCTATTAATTTAATAGTAATAATATCATTAGGTTGAAACTGCGTGTCAAAGGTAAACTCGTTTCCTACACGTACAAATGATTCTTCTAATTTGTTACCGTTCAAATAAAATATAATTTCAATAGTATCATTATAATTTTCAAAATTTATTACGTCAGTAATAATTGTGTTGGTAGCATTTACAACTTTTACACTATCAACTATAGGCTGTAAATATTTAGATTGTGTTCTTATCCAACCGTTTTCATATTCGCCATTTACTTGATAATAATGTTTATTTGTGTAATCAACAATTGCTTGCTGGTTAATTGTGTAGGTGAAAGACTCTGTTTCCCAATCCCAATTAAATTCAATATCTCCCACATTATCAATGTTTTGATATGAAATACTAATTCCTAGTTCAGAGTCAATAGGGCCGTTACCTTGTTTGTAACTGAAAATTTTACTTCCTGTAAAAGTACTTACAGGATATGTTAACGAATCATCAAGTGCAATACCATTTTCATTAAAACTATCAAATAACGGTGCTTGGTTTACAGTTGTTTTCTCCTGACTTTTTTGCCAAGACATTCCATTGAAGTAAAACATTTTACCACTGTTATTTTTTCCTCTACTAGCAAGAACACATTCATTAAGTGAAGGCGTACTGTCTGATGTTTGTTTTAGTGTAATTTGCTTGACACCATTATGTACAATAAAATTAACTTCGTAAATTTTGTTATTAGCAAGGCTGTCAGTATCTGCTGTAACAAGCACTCTTGCTCCTTCAAACAAAAATTCTCCGTCTACATTGTAACCAGTGCTTCCTTCTATAGAAGAAAACACATCTGTTGTATAATCATCTACATAATCGACAGACGCTTTTGCAATAGTACCTTGTTTGTAAAGTTTTATACCTGGGTGAAATTCTATAATAGGACGTTTAGCCCTTGCTGTTTCTAGTGCATCAAAATCATCATCTCTATATCTAAATGCGTATTCTAGTACACTTCTATGGAACCATCTGTTGTATCTACTCCAGGGATTTGAATCAGGACTGCTTCTATTAATAGTAACATAATCTTTATTGGCAGGATATAATGTAGCATCATCAAACGGTTGTGTATCAAATCCTTGATTATCAAATAATATTTCAGGAGTATTCGCACTAATGTTTGGTGGAATAAGATCGGAAAATCTAATTAAAGTAATTGCTTTTCCTATTCCTTCAACAAGCCAAGTATCTGTTGCATATTTTTCACTTTCAACTTGGCCTCTAAATTCTACTACCATGCCATTTGAAAATTCAATTCCATTAGCACTGGTGTAATAAGTTTTACCAATGATTTCCTTTTCAACATTTATTGCTGTGTTGCTTCCAATATCCGCAATTATAAATCTACCTAACCTGTTGGGATCGGTTGCACTTTGGTAATAAAGCACATCTGGTGCATTCATTGGAACTTCAAAAGTTAAAGTACCTACTTCTACACTGTTGTTTGTTACACCATCGTTATAAATTAAACTATTAAACGAAGCATTACTATCTACTAATTCCCAATCCTGACTATCAACATCAATTGTACTACCGTCAGTAGGACTTATTTCTTCTTTTGCTCTCCAAAGTTTTCCGTCAAAAACTGCTAGGTCACCTGGAAAATATGTTTTTAGTGGTTCATAATTTAAACTACCTGTGTCGTAGTTTGTTCTTAGCACGAAAGGTTCACCTGGAGAATTTATTGTAAATTCGTATGTCTGTCCTCTATATAAAGTAAGTGTAGGATTATTTGTAAAACTATCCGGTGTAAACACCCAAGATGAACCAGTACCTTGATTTACTTTATAAGTAGACTGGACTGTTTGACTCTGGCCAAAGACTGCCACAGTTGGTGGTCCTGATGGTATCCAATAGTATTCTCTATAGTTTATAAACTTATCCCAATCAATAGGAGGATTCCAACTATAATGTTCTTGGAATGTAGTCTTATCGTCTCTTTGATTAGTATTAGCAAAAAAAGTTTCTATATTTTTAAAATCTAAATAATCATAAAACTTTGTTACAACTTGGTTATCTTCAACAGTAACACCAGGCTCTAATTGATATCTACTTCTTAAAGTATTATCTGTGTCAAGATATACCGTGTCTCCTTTATATGTTTTACCAAATCTTCTACCAACGTATCCTGAAAGTTTGTCTAGCGCACCAGGTTGTACAAGTGGATCTACTACACCTGAAAGAAATTTATCATTAGTATCAGTTCTAAACGTTTCTGGAAGGAGCTCTGAACTTTTTCTAATAGGTAACTGACTGTTGGGGTAAACTTTATCTGCCATTAGTAACTAGAACCTCCGCTGCTAGAACCTGACGTACTCGTTGTAGTTGAGCTTGAAGTACTTGAAGAAGCACCTGAAGAACTTGTTGTAGAAGTTGTACTTGAAGAACTTGTAGCGCCTGTCGTACTAGAACTTGTAGTGTTTGATTGTGAATCACTTTCTATGGTTCCTGTACTTGCTCTGATTTCAGCAGCGGTAATGCTAGTAACTATTTTAATGTCATCTACTGTTGCACCACTAACAAAAATTTCATCTGGTTTACTTTGTATTTCAAATAAACTACCAAATGACTGTGCTGATGATCTAGGTAAAATTACAAAATTAGTAACATCAGGCGATACAGTATTAATGACATAAGTTGTTAATTCACTGAGATAAAATCTATCGCCAAAGTCCCAGTTTTGTATTCCAAAGAATGTATTAATTGCATTTACAATTCTTACTTTAAGATTATTATCATTAATTGCTTTATCAGGATTTTTTACAACCTTAAATTCAGCCTGCAATTTTGTTGGTGCTTTAGAACCAAATAAAACTTTATATTGTACAGGATGATAAATTACTTCGTCACTAATAGTTTTAATTGCATTTAGATTTGCTCCAAATTCAATTCTTAGGCTATCTGTTGTAGGAGCAACAGGCTCAGCAGTTGCACCTGCTAGATAATTTCTATATGCAATATCATAGTTCTTAGTTAACAGGTATAGGTCTACAATGTTAGTTACACTAGGATCTATCCTTCTATTTTCACTAGCAGAATGTGTGTATTGGAATTTTAAATTTCTTCTTCCAACGTATGCAACATAGGAACTGTCTAAGTCAAGAGTATTTGTTGTTTTATTAACTCTTTTGACAACATCTTCTGCAACATCACTAAAATAAATTAATTGATTATTATCGAAGTCATTTACATTTACATCTGATTCTTTATTTCTAATAATAATTGCATCGTTTGTATTATCAAAAAGATTAAGAATATTAGTTCCATACTCATCTATTGTTTTCACAAAAAACAAGTAATTTGCTTCTACATCTGCGCCTGCCACCTGTATAAATGAATCTGGATCATCAACAACACCGTCGTTGTCAGTATCACTAAAACTTAGTTTAATTTCTTTAGCACTTTCGTATCCATCATCAAATTCTATAGTATCAGTAATTTCAAACTTGTAATCTCTACCTAACGCTGTAGAACTATTAGTCTGACTGTTAATTCCTAAAACATTAACTGTATCTTTTGCAATTCTACCTGTCAAATTATTGTATGCAATTTCATTTTTGTCAAAATAAAATCTATTTTGTTGAACACTACCGAATATGTAATTGAGTGTTCTAATTCTTATTACGTATTGATCGTTATCTTTAACAAATGCAAACAACCAAGATGCATCTAAATTTTCACTTGTTGTATCGCCTGCTTTACCTAAACTGAAGTTGTTTACCAAATCTAAATTTTGATTTTGTATAATCTTCCATGAAGTATCAGCAGTATCGTATCGTAAACCAAAATTTAAATTAGCAAACATTAGATTTGTAATTTCTGTCTCTAATGCTACATCTAAATCATTTACAAATTTAGGCACAATGGCAGTTGCTATTGCTCCTTCTGGAATATTCTCATTAAATGTTATAGGTCCTAGACCGTTTGCTAATGCTCCTCTATCAGCATTTGTTCCATCACCTACAATTGATTGTACTTTAGCCCATACATATTTTGAGCTTCCTGTATGATCTGGTTCTCCCATCATTAACTTATTGTTTTGGTTTGTCATAAAATGATAACCGTCTGGTGCAGTAAATTTAATTGCTGAACCAACTGTTAAGAATTTTAAACTGCTTGTTGAATAGGTTCCTACTTTAAGTAAACTATTGTCAATAGTGTTTGTAAAATAACCTGTACCACTGTTTAAATCATTTGTTATACTGGTCCAAACTGTTGTTTGTTCACTAAACGCAACCCTTTCATATTTTGTAATATAAAAATTGTATAAGTCTTTGTCAGTAAATGCACCTTCAATATTGTTTCTTAAGAAATTAATTATTTCAGTCTTACTTGTGAATTTTAAAAATAAACTTCTTTCTGATTCTTGTTTATAGATGTACCCATCGTCTGCAAAAACATTTACAGCACTATACTTTCCACTAGCGTCTACTATGTCGTAGTTTCTACTAATACCGCTTGAAGTTCTATTGACTGCTTTTATTTTTAAAATATTCTGAGAACTGGCTAATGGAGCAAGATTATAATCTTCTCCTGTTACCATTCTGTTTTGTGTATAATAAAGTGCAGGAGCATTTTGTCGTATTGTATCTGTGCTTTCAGTTGCTGCTGCGTTGTTTACTGTATATTGTAATCCTAAATTTACTGTTAATGTATGTGCTATGCCAGACTTATTTACATAGTTAATATCTATTGATATTCCTTTCATATCATTAGGGGCAATAGAATATTCAAGTCCGTTACTTACTCTGTAATATGTTCTAAATGATCCTTGTGGTAAATTTCCATATGTGCCATCAGCAAATACTAGATTGACTTTATCATTAGGTTGCGTTGAAACTGAAAATATATTTTTTATGTTACCAACAATACTATTATAAGCAATATTATTTCCTGTTAGATTATTAACCTTAGTCCACTCTTGTTCCTGACCGCCTAAACTGTTTAAGCCAAACAACCACAAATCATCATTGTTAATGTTATCTGTTTCAATTGCAATGGTTTCATTTGTAGTAGGTGTATCTATACTAAAGTCTGCAAACTCTAAACTACCTTGCTTAAACTGTAAGAAGAATCCTGTGTTTGCACTTGCACTACCTTTGCCGTCTTGTCTATACAAAAATCCTAATTGGTTTCCAGGTGTAGGTGCTTCTTCGTATACAATTTCTTGATCTTTAAAAGTTGTGCTTACTATTTCAAAAGCCATATTTCTGCCAGCAACACTTTTAGTAAAATTGAATAAAGGCACGTCATTAGATGTAGTTCTAAATCTATATTGCTCAGTAGGTATTCCTTGTATGTTGGCGGCACCTTGGCTTCTTCCAAATTCTGTGTTGTCTGCCATAGCAGCATTAAGAACTAAAATAAATTGTTCCGCCCAGTTTGTATTTGTAGGATCATTCCATTTTACAGTCTGCTGTGCTAAATTCCTACCATTACTATCTATAATATTTTCTGATGTGCTTATAGAATTAAATTTTAAAAGTCCAGTTGCACCAATATTTCTTTTAGCATTGTAAGAAAGCATTCTTGCTATTCTAAGCACACTTTCTTTACGTTCTGCTAGTTCTAGAAAATTCTCTCTACTTGCTAGATCTAGTCTGAAACTAATACTTTGACCTAGAAATGCAACAGCATCAACTAGAGCCATATATTCAGAACTTTCAATATAATCATTGAAATCTTCTGGATAATTTTCACGTAGATACGAGATAATAACTCGGCGTATATTTTCAAAATCATAGGACTTGAAATCCGCATTTCTAAACGTTTGATAGATGCGTGTCCAGTCTTGATTAAGTATTAAATTGTTTTGTCTTGACGTTGTGCTCATTAAAGTATTATCCTATCGTAATATTTAGCCCTTGTAATTAACTGCTTAGTTTATAACCGAGTTGTTTCTGTCGAAATTAAACCGCATTCTTTCAGTAACATTAAAGGGAACATATACTACATCTGCTTCAATCCTTATGCCCTGCTCTGTGCTATCTACAGTGACACTCTGTACTACCACTCTAGGATCATAGTTTATGATAGTTTCAACGTCATTAGCAATTAGGGTTTTGACTTCTTCAGTAAACTGTTCAAACAACATATCCCATATTATTGTGCCAAAAGTAGGATTTTCTAGTTTCTCACCTTTCCTTATATAGAAATGATTGATAATATCTTGTTTTACCAAATCAATATCATACAATTTGAATCCACTTTTTTTGTTTTTTGAAGAAAAACCTCTATATGTAAAAGTATTTGCTCCCTGACTACCAACACTGGCCTGGTTGACTGCTACCGATTTTTGATTGTATATCTTTTTCATATACTACTCCTCAAGTTCCCTGTCTGTAAATGTTACATTTTGTAACGCAGGTGAATTATTTTCATGTAACGGCCAAGGTTCATGCATTGGTACACGTTTCATAATTGTTTTAATAGTTCCATCATTATACTTCAATTTAGGCCATCCAACATCTGGATTTGTAAACAAAGTTGTATGAAGATGTAATGCTGCAATAGTTGCTGCTTGTCTAGCCTCTTCTGCTTGTCTAGCCTCTGGTCCGTTCATATGAATTTCTGCTGCTGTCTCAGTATGGTTGCCGCCACTTAAAATATCAGTAGTTCCGCCTGCTGTGTAAGCATTATTTCCATCTGTATTTAAATCTAAGTTACCAGTTGTTTTAACAAGTGTATCACCAAATACTTTAAGTTCAAAATCATGAGGTGCAACTACTCCGTAACCTGTAGAAATTTTAGTCGATCCTACTACACTAATATCTAGTGAGCCATTTACATCTACATCATCTTTATTTTTATAAGTTCTAGTTTCTATCTTACCATTTGCACCTATCAATATGTTAGTATTGAATGCACTTTCTATTTGAATTCTACCTGCTTCGTATTCGTTACCATCTTGTATTTTAGGTATAGGATTTCCTTCTTCGTCCCTTCTATGCAATTCTTTGTCAGAAACATATTCGGCAGTGGCTTTCATGTTTATATTTCTTCCTGCTTCAATATTAACGTCTCTGTCTGCTTTTATATTCAAATCGTTTTCTGTGTGTACACTTATACTGTCTGCTGCATAGATATCTATTTTACCATTAGAAGTTAATTCTACCCATGCTGTGCCTTTACTGTTTCCTATGTAAATTAAATCTTCTGAATTATGTAAAAGAAGTTGGTGTCCGGTTCTTGTTCTTATTCTAGCATATTCATTGTAAGGTACAGTTGGCTCGCCTTTTTCATTAGTTGGTGCATTTTCTGCATCAGCAAATCTTTTCTCAATCACATCAATATATTTGACAGGTCCTTTGTCTGCTGTGGTCTGCCTAACATATCTATCGTCACCGTCGTCCATGACAAATTGTGTGCCGCCTAGCCTACTTACTGCAACAGGAGTAAGTGATTGATTGTCGGTAGGTCCTGTGGTCATTCTTTTGCTTCCGTCTCTCCAATCTAACGGACCTGGAGTAGAAATACCAAAGGCAGCATTTGGTGTTTGTCTTCTTGCCGAAGTTGTTGTTACGCCTCTAACATCATCTTCGAGTGTTCCTTGTTCAAGAAATCTATCTGCTATAGGATGAACAGGTTTTTTAATTTTATCTGGATCTTTTTCTGCTGCTTCTTGATTAAATCTTTTATTAATTTCTCCTACTGGAAGTGGCTGTTTAGTATCAAACTTTTTCTTATCTGCATCAGTTAACGCTACTTCGGTAGAACCTGCTATTGCCGGAACCATGTTGTTGGCAAAGTTTGGTGGTAGGCAAGCAAACCAATAACCTTCTCCTGGATTGCCGTCAACAAATACACACATAACAGTGACACCTACATCAGGTGGAACAAACCACATTCCATATGATTTTTGTGTATCGTTAAAGTCTTCGTTGTTTTTGCCCATTGCCGGAAAAGGAGTATATCCAAAGAAAGGCGATGCGTAATTAACGGTGTAAGTTTGGTTGTCAGCGCCTATGTCATTACCTTGTGATTTTAATAAAGTCACACGCAGTCGACCGTTAAATGAAGGATCCATTACACTCACAACTTTTGCAAGGTAAACTCCTGATCCTAAATTTACACCGCGTGTTTCACCGGCAGGTTTTCTTCTTTGTATTGCCATTAAATGTCTGCTCCAATATCGTCATAAATGCCTTGCTCTTCACTACTATTTGTAATTTCTTTGCTTTCGCCAAGCACTTCAACAGTTGAACCTTTTTTATCTGTAGATAATTTTTCTCCATCAAAGTCTGTTGGCTGTGCCTGCATTCTTACACATTCAAGATCCTGTTTAAATGTTCCGCCTTCAAATTTACTAATAACTTTAATTACTCTGTAAATTCCGCTGAAAGGACTTACTCCTTCATCAAATTCAAATCCTCCAGTTTTTTCATTAATATCTGCAGGAGTTCTAAATGTCAAGTATATGTAAACATCGTTACTTTCGTAATTCATTGTGCCGTCTTCTGTAATTTGTGTAGATGAACCTTGTGCGGCAAAATAATTACTTAGACCACTATCAACCAAGTAATAGGTATCGCCCATGATTGTAAAACTAATCCTTACTAAATCTGAACTTGTAACATTGATAAAAGCATCATGAAAACTTTCAGCAATTTTTTGTTCTACACCTATGTCACCTGAACCGCCTCTTAGTGTATTAAATAGATCTGGATTTTTCTTAACTTTACTTTTACCTAGGTTAGCAGCCTGCGCTTTAGGTTCATTACCTTTACTTTGTTTTGTTTCTAAAGGTTTGTTTTCGCCAGGACCTTTATTATCTCTATTTTGTTCGTCTTTGGTTTTTGTTTCTGATTGTGGATTTGCTCCGCTGTAAAATAGATAATTTATTTCTATATCAAAACTTAAAATTTCTGTATTCTGTCCTGAATAGATATATTCATATTTTTTTTGAATTTGTTTTTCTAAAGTGTCATATCCAACGGGTATTGCATTCGGATTGCTAAAAATACTAGAATGAACTTTAAAAGGCACAACTCTATAAACATATTTTTTTGCAAAATCTCCAATAGATGCATCATAATCTAGGAATTCTATTTGTGTATCAATCTTGAACCAATCTACCATACCGTCTGCTTTTGTAGCCTTTTGTGTTGTTTCTTTAGCCCAAGTCGAACTTAGAATAACTTGTGTTATGATATCTGTTAATTTTTGTTTCTGTGTAAAATGAAATGATCTTGCAGATTCGTCTATTTGCATGATGCCTCTTTTGACACGGCCTGTTTCTTCGTCAACTACATCTTTGTCAGTTTTGAAAGGAAAGTTACCTCCCTTTCTAACATCAAATCCAAATTTAGATTTAGAAATAGGATTATTACCAATGTCTTTACTTGTAGTAGAATCTACATCTGTTCCGCCTACAGTTTTTTGTCCAGATCCTGCAGGACTGAAACTTGCACTTGCATTTGCATCATTACTGAACTGATCGTTTTTTGTAAATCGTTGATTGGACTTTTCAGGAAAATGTATTTCATATCGATCTTTTATATCATATCTTCCCTGTTTGACATTAAGTTCTTCATTTTTGTTTAGTAAAGCGACCAAACTATTTTTACCAGTTGCTAATAAATCTCTCACTGTGCCTTTTTCATCTGCATTAGAATCTGCGTCAGACCCTGTATCTGTTGTTACGCTTATGTTAATGTCAGTGAATGCTGTATCCACTGTATCTGAAAAGCCTTGATGGTTATAAGGATATGCTTCAACTGCATACTTGCTTCCTGTTTCATCAACTGTAAAGGTAACTTTTTTTAATTTTAAAATAAAGTATTTAGGTTTAATTGTTTTCTTAATTTTTGCACTTTCATCAAATCCTATCATATCAAGTTTAAGCAAGAATGGCGAATCTAAATAATTTACGTAACCTGCTTTAATTGCTGCATTCTGTAAACTTTGCAAAAATAATCCCATTGAAAAAGGTTCAAGTATATCAAATGTGAAGTTAATTGCATTTTGATTTCCTGTCATCGGTGTTGCTGCAATTATAGATGTCATTTGAAAATTATCTACAAAATATTCAGGTTTTCCGTACTTGGTGTTTACTCTTTCTGCATCTGCTCTACCAGCACTACTAAAAACAATGCTTGACTGTAATGTAGCAGTTCTAGTATCTTCAAAACTACCAGATTGATTTTGTCTTGTTACAGTGCTAGAAACATCATAGCTCTGTGACGCAAATCCTAGTCCTACCGAGTTTCTATACAAGTTAGGATTATTAAATTGCTTTGGTGTAAGTACAGCCATGGTCCACAAATGATTTATTGATGCAAAATCTGCTAATGGATTTGGAAATGTACTACCTAAATTATTTCCGGACGGAGAACTATACGGTTTCTCTACGGTGCCTTGTGCATCTCTACCATCTGATGCAGATTCTGATGCATTTTTAACGGGCTTATCTATATTAAGTACCGCTCTTGTTTCGTCAACAATTTTTTGAACATCTACTTCTCTTACTGAGGTATCGGTCTTAAAAGCAATTTTTGATGTGCCGTCTGGTTTTTTATTTTTATAATCGTCTAACTGTTGCTGTGTTCCGTAAACCTTAGCGTCTTTTCCATTAATTCTTGTAGTGATATAAGGCTGCTGTTTAACCTCATCAGTGATGTTGACATTTGCTGCACTGCCATTTGACTGAATCCTGTACTCTTCCAAGTCAGCCATTTTAAACTCCTAAATATCTTTTGAGGTTAGACTCTTTAGGTATATAAATTTTTGTTCCTACAACAAAGTCGTATATAGGATCTTTTATTGTTTCCATGTTTCTTTGCACAAATACCCACCATAGTTTAGAATCGCCATACAAATCATATGCTAATAGATCAGGACGTCTGTTATATTGATTTTCTATAGTATATAAGTAATCATCCTGCTCTGCTGGTACAGGTCTGATGCTTAACAATTCAAGGTACAAGTTATTTTGTCTTGTTGCTGAATACGGTGATGCTTGTGAATACGTAGCCATTATAAGTAACCTTTACCTGACGGTGTCTTTAGATTGCCTTTGGCATAATCTGTTAAACTAAACTGCCTTAAATTTCTTCTGTTGTAAACTGGTTGTACAGTTACATTAACGGAACTTTCAATTGGTACCCAAGTATTTGTTCCAAAAGCATTACAACGTTTGTATTGCACATCACTGCTTAGGTCAACTGAGAAAGACTTAACAACAACAGGAACGTTATCAAATACACTTGCACCATAACCTGTTAATCTACATACTGGCGGTGGTGCACCTACATTTGCACCTTGACCGAAAAACATTTTTGTCATTGTCTTAAAGAAAGTTGTCATTGCTATCCAGTATGCTGCTTGAGTTTCATCTTCTACTATAAACGTACCAGAAATCATTATTTCATCAATCTGTGAATTTTTATAGGCTTGGAAGGGATAGTTATTATGTATAGGATCAATTTGTGTATAATTTGCTTTTGTTGAAAAAGTAATATCAGGTAAAATAGGAAATACAGCGCCTTGAGACTTTTGTAATAATTCAAACTGTGGATTACCTGGAAACAAACTCCAATCACATGCAATTCTTACTCTCCAATCTGCCCCTGTCTGTGGCAAGACTTCTATGCCTGCACCTGACGTCTGGAACAATTCTCCTCCCTTAGGAAGACCAGCACCACGTTTCAAACTTAAAAAATCATTCAGTGCACCTGCAGCCTCTGCAATTTTACCTGCTATTGCTTGGGCACCGCCTGCTAGATTGCCTCCTGTAAATTTACTTGCAAGTGAACTTATTTCATTACCAACACCAGCGTTTCCAAAGTCTTTTACAGTATCGCCTACAAGACTTCCAAAATTACCTACAGCCTCTGCTGCTCCATCTATTCCTGCAAGATTATCTGGCAGTCCTCCTCCAAGATTATTATTGACAACACTACCCATTCCAGTAGTAACATTTTCTAAAAGTTCGCTGCCAGTTGCTGTGGCCATGTTGAGACCACTACCTAGGTCTCCGCCTAGTTGAGCTAGTTTAGCATCTAGTTTTGCTTTTTCTAAAGCGTTGCCTATTTTAGGCACGCCTGTCTCTACTGCTTCTAGTGCAGCACTGACTTCTGAATCCACTTTTTGTACTAACTGCGATACCGGATTAACTGATAATGCCATTTTGGTAATATTTCCTCATCTTTTGATTACTTTACTCTATTTATTTCTTTCATTATGTGCTATTATAATAAATATTAGGAGAACTTCAAAAATTATGAAAAAAGTCAAATATCTAAACAACAGAGACTTATTGGCACAAATACACAAAAGTAAATCCGCTTTCTGCTCCTTTGTCGACCCTGAATACCATCAATACGACATTATTCTGCCAAGTCTTGAAAAAATTAACATACGATCTATAGCACAAGCAAAAAGAAACCGTGCTGCTAGACTCGCAAAAGCAAATCACGAAGCAGCCGTAGAGGCTGCTGGCAAGAAAATTCCTGCAAAAGAATTCGATATAGATTATAGAAAAATGCAAAAAACGGACTTAGTTTTCCGTATTATGACATTCGACCACATTCCAGAAGATTTATCACGCAAAAAAACAAAAAAGACAACCGCTGATAGACATGTTAAAGTAAACTTTCCACCATTTCAACATTGGAAATTTGATGAAAAGAACAACTTGATATGTGTTGGCAAAAGTCATTGGGAAGGTGGTATGGAAAACGGTTTCTTTAATCCTAAAGCAGGAAAGGCTACAAACGAACTTGCTAGAATGTGGATGAAACTATGCGAACGATATGCAACAAGAGGTAATGTACGTGGCTATACTTACAATGACGAAATGAAAGGACAGGCCATTTTACAATTAGCACAGATTGGATTGCAATTTGATGAATCAAAATCGCAAAATCCATTTGCTTACTATACTGCGGCTGTAACTAATTCATTTGTTAGAATCATTAATATTGAAAAACGCAACCAAAACATTAGAGATGACATACTAGAAATGAACGGAATGAATCCGAGTTGGACTAGACAAAATGCAGATTCACATCCTAGTCACGATAAAGATAAGAAAAAATCTTGACATTATTAAAGATATCCGTTACAATATAAAGCAAGGAGAATAAATGCCGTTATTTAAGAAAGCAGCCTGCTTTACCGACATTCACTTTGGTATGAAGTCTGGTAGCAGGATTCACAACACAGATTGTGAAGAATTTATTAAATGGTTTTGCAAAGAAGCAAAAGCCGCTGGTGCTGAAACTTGTATCTTTTTAGGAGATTGGCACCACAACCGTGCGACTACTGATGTCAGCACAATGAACTATACAGTTTCTAATTTAGAAAGACTCAACGAAACATTTGAAAAAACTTATTTTATGGTTGGTAACCATGATTTGTTTTATAAAGACAAACGTGAAATCAATAGTGTTGAGTTTATGCGACTATTTCCTAATATTGTTCCTATCACAGAACAGTTTACAGAAGGAGAAGTTACATTACTTCCTTGGTTAGTTGGCGAAGAATGGAAGGGTGTTAAAGACATACAAAGTAGATATGTATTTGGACACTTTGAATTACCGTACTTTAAAATGAATGCTATGGTAGAAATGCCTGATCATGGAGAATTACAGCCAGATCACTTTGTTAATCAAGAGTACGTGTTCTCGGGACATTTTCATAAAAGGCAAACTAAAGGAAATGTAACATATATTGGTAACGCATTTCCACACAACTATGCAGATGCATGGGATGACGAACGTGGAATGATGTTTTTAGATTGGGGCGGTAAGCCTGAATACAAGACTTGGCCAGGACAACCTGTGTTTAGAACTTTCAGACTTTCGCAGTTGCTTGAAAAGCCAGAAGATCATCTAAAAGAAAACATGCATGCAAGAGTAACAATTGATGTACAAATTACATTTGAAGAAGCAAACTTTATTAAAGAACAATTTATTCCGCAGTTTAAATTGCGAGAACTAATGCTTATACCGGAAAAGGTAGAAGTGGAATCAAATGTTGATCCTATTGATCTTTCGTTTGAAAGTGTTGACACAATTGTACTCAATCAGATTGAACAGTTAGATAGCGAAACCTATGACAGGCGTATGCTTACGGAGATTTATCGAGACCTATGATAAGAATTAAAAACATAACGGTAAAAAACTTTATGAGTGTGGGTAATCAAACTCAAGCAATTGATTTTGACAAAGGAGAACTTACACTTGTGTTAGGTGAAAACCTAGACTTAGGCGGCGACGGTAGCGGTTCCAGAAACGGCACTGGTAAAACAACTATCGTCAACGCATTAAGTTATGCAATCTATGGAAATGCTCTTACAAATATTAAGAGAGATAATCTTATCAATAAAATTAACGGTAAGGGTATGTTGGTTTCTATTGATTTTGAAAAAGACGGAGTAGAATATAGCATACACAGAGGCAGAAAGCCCAATGTTCTAAAGTTTACTGTAAACGGAACTGAACAAGAACCTACAGATACTGACGAAGCACAAGGTGATAGTAGAGAGACACAGAAAGATATCGAAGCACTTTTTGGAATGAGTCACGATATGTTCAAACATATTCTTGCTTTGAACACATATACTGAACCATTCTTATCAATGAAGAACAATGATCAACGTGCTATTATCGAACAATTGCTTGGTATTACAATGCTTTCAGAAAAAGCAGAAGTACTAAGAGAGAAAATGAAAGTTAACAGAGATAGTATCAATGCAGAAAATACTAGAATAGAAACAGTAAAAACAAGTAACGAAAGAATAGAAGAAAATATTCAAAGTTTAGAACGCAAACAGCGTATATGGGAAGATACAAAACAAGAAAACATAAAGTCTTTAGAAGCAAGTATCGCAGCACTTGAACGTATTGACATTGAAGCAGAAATTGAAGCACATAAATGTTGGGAAAGATTCAACGATAAAAAACGTTCTCTTGATGAAGCACAGCGTTGGATGGCGAATATTACTGCTGACAATGACAAGCAAGAAAAACTAATTAAAAAATTAGATAAGGAAATTGCTGCACTAAAAGATCACAAGTGCTATGCATGCGGACAAGAGTTACATGATGCAAAGCAAGACGAAATTCTAAAAGATAAAGAAACGTTATTACAAGAAGCAGCACAGCAAATTGCAACTAATGAAACGCAATATGCTGAACACGCAAAAATTGTTTCTGATATTGGAGATTTAGAAAGTTGTCCGCATACAGAATATGATAGTGTTGAAGAAGCATATAACCATCGAAACACAGTTGAAAGTTTACAGAAAGAACTAGAACAAAAACAAACAGAAGATAATCCGTATTCTGAACAAATTGCTGATTTGAAAGAAACTGCAATACAAGAAATAAGTTTTGAAACATTAAATGATCTGACAAAAGAAAAAGATCATATGGATTTCTTATATAAGTTGCTTACAAATAAAGATAGTTTTGTGCGTAAAAAGATTATTGAACAGAATTTAGCATATCTAAATCAACGCCTAACTTACTATCTTGCTAAGGTAGGATTGCCGCACATTGTTGAATTTCAGAACGATTTAACGGTAGTTATTACACAACTAGGACAGGACTTAGACTTCGATAACCTCAGTAGAGGTGAGCGAAATAGACTCATTTTAAGTTTAAGTTGGGCATTTAGAGATGTTTGGGAATCATTATATCACGGTATTAATTTATTGTTTATTGATGAACTTGTAGACAGCGGCATGGACAGTGCAGGTGTTGAAAGCAGTATTGGTATTCTTAAAAAGATGACACGTGAAAGAAGCAAAAATGTGTTCCTAATTTCTCACAGAGACGATTTAGCAGGGCGTGTAAATCACGTTCTTAAAGTTATTAAGGAGAATGGATTTACTTCATATTCAAATGATATAGAAATAATCCAATAATACATGGCAACTGACAGTCACGACAAAATGATTGAAGCGTTCCAAAACTATTTTAAGTGGCAAGAACGTTTTGAATACAAAGGTTCAGACGAAGCAGGAATCAAATCACGCTTTTGGCTGTCAGAAATACGTAACTTTGCTAGTATAAGAAGAAAAGAAATACAAGATAAAAGGCAAGAAAGAAAAAAATCCAGAAAAGGCATGGTTGGTCGACCTTCGAAAGTAAGTAAGACTGATGACGAATCCTAGTTGGACATTTGAAGGCAAAGAAATAGACTCCATAGCAGATGAATATGAAGGCTTTGTTTATCTTATTACCAACAAAACAAATAATAAAAAATACATAGGCAAAAAACTAGCCAAATTTAAGACCACTAAACCACCTCTCAAAGGCAAGAAAAACAAAAGGCGTGGATACAAAGAATCAGATTGGCAAGATTATTGGGGATCATCCGATAACTTACAAGCAGATGTTGAAGCCCTAGGCCCACAAAACTTTACAAGAGAAATACTTTATATGTGTAATGGTAGAGGTGAAATGTCTTACCTTGAAGCACGAGAGCAGTTTGACCGTAGAGTTTTGGAATCAGATGAATATTACAACGGCATTATTAATGTTAGAGTAGGCGGTTCAGATAAATTGCGCAAGGCACTCTTAGAAAGACACATCAAAAACAAGGCTTAACATAGCAACACAGTTTGGTCGGGGTACCTCGACTCACCTTGAGGTCACACTACTCGTGTGATCAGATACTGGTGCGTTGCAAGGATAATGCTAACTACAGGCATAAAAGATGTGGCTCTGTAAAAAAGATACAACCACAAAGCAAGTAATTTCGACTGTTAGGGATTAACTGCTTTCCGCGGATATTGCGAATGCTGAAGTAGGGGGTTGACGGTCTGCCGCCTCCGCACATATTATATGTAATCTTCTTTAACAGGTTGGTGACGCTAACTCACATGAAGCTCAACAAACCAATTCGTCCGGCAACGGGCGAATTGTGGCTCTACTATCTACATGATGCTAACAAAATTACTTCGTAATTGTTGTAATCACATATATAATGTATAAGAGAAAAAAATGCGTTGAGCGTTAGCGAAAACGCATAAGATCTTTAGATCTTACTAACAGTGTAATTGAATAAATAACATTACATAACAGTTATGGATGTAGATTAATGCGTTTAAACGAAATTCTGATAGAAAAACAGCTCGATGAAGCACCGCAAGGCTTCTTATCACGTCTGAAAGATAGAGCAAAATCTTTCGTGCCAGGCACAACTGGTGATAAAGCCAAGGGTAATTTAGAAGTAGGCAAAGAAGCCAACTGGCTAAAAAAGCAATTTAACGTACATCTTGGTAAAATAGGCAAAGATGCTACACCACAGATAGTAATAGATTTTTTAAGAAAAAACAATTATCCTACAGGTGATGCAGAACAAGAAATGTCCAAGATGACTACAGGACAAAAAATTGGCGCGGCTGCTGGCAAAGCAGCAAAAGGAGCAGTTGATGCTACCAAAGCAGTAGGTAAAGGTGTAGCAGATGTTACTAAAGGTGCTGTTGCTGGTGCTAAAGATGCTGTTGCTGATCCTAATGCACAAAAACCTGCACAGAATGCTGATCCTAATGCACAAAAACCTGCACAGAATACTACACAGAAACAACCTGAAGGTAATCCAGATAACAATTTAGCAATTAAAGGTGCTAAGAAAAAAATAGTTCCACCTAGCGAACAAAACAAACAGGCAGTAAATCAATCTATAGATTGGAGTGAAGCAAACTTTATATTAGAAGATGCTGCTGTTACTTTGTCAGATAAGCAATTAGATAGTATATTCATGGCAGCAGTAAGAAATGCAATTGCACGTGATGAAGGTGGACAAGCAGATGCAGGAACAGGAGTTGCTCCTCAAGATGCACAGCAAGGCGGAGCCAAGGGTGCTGCACAATCAGCAGCAGATGCATTTAAAGGTACAGACGTACCTCCGGAAATACAAAAACAAATTGCCACACTGCGTACAGGTGACAAACAAAAATTATTAAAGATGTTATAAAATGAGATTAGAACAATTACAAAAAAGATATATTACTGAAGGATGGAACGATCCTGATATGCTATTGCTAGAACAAAAGGTAATCCAGCCTTGGGTATCTGATGTTGAAAAAATAGTTACTGAAGCAAATCTTTCAGCAGACCAAATTAAAAATTTATTTACAAGTATTGAACAAGGCGCAACAGCAGCAGGTTCTAATAGAACAGCAATAGGTAAAGGTGCTGATGCTGTTGGCAACGTAGCAAGTGCAATAAACAAAAAGATTGATGACCTTGGTGCTGCTATTAAAAAAGCAGGACCAGTGCAAAATATGGATGCCAAGTTTAATGAACTTAAACAGAAAATTGGCGACAAAGATTCAAAAGTAGTAGGTGCTGTAAAAGCAGTAAGCGATTGGGCAAAAGCAAATCCAGGAAAAGCAACAGTAGCGGTTGCTATTCTAACATCAGCGGCGGCTATGGCAGGCGGACCACTTGGTGGTGCTGTAGCAGGTTTCTTGGCAAGAGCCACAAAAGATATTTTACAAGGTAAAGAACTTGCAACAGCAGTTGGTAAATCAATTAAAACTGGTGCAGTTGGTGCTCTTGCAGGTGGAGCAATTCAAGCAGTTGGCGATCTTATTGACCCTGATATTTCGCAGGCAATTATTGCCAGTGACGGACAAACAATTGATGTTAGCGGACTAGAA